GCTACCAAATATATCAACTTCTTCTTCTGCTAAAGCCTTACCAACTGCTCTAAGCATTCTGACTAAATCTTTCTCTGTCATCCTAGAGTCAGCATATATCTTCATTGCTCTAGCAACATCAGGTTGACTTAATATCTTCCTGTTGGCATTAAAGAGATGTTCTAATACAGGACGTGCTGGAAAGTGGCCATCAACACCTCTGTGGTGCAGCTTCATTAACTCTGGGAAAGTAAAGCCGGAATAGTGCATTCCAGATTCTTCAAAGTGACCTACAGAGACATGTTCATTGTCAGCCTTTAACAACCTTTTCAGCTTCTTCTCTATCAGAGATTCCTTGATATGTTGTACACTAATCACACATTTATCTCGGGGTAGAATGTAGTTGTTATTTGGTGTGAACGAGTTGTTTCTCCAGCTAGAGTAACTTCCACATGTCCTTGATAAACCACATTACCTTTCTCAGTTATTGCTGAGGTTAAGGCAGATGGGAATTTAAGTTTAAACCTTCCTAGTGAAGCGGAAGTAATCACTATGTTGTTGGCTGTTGTAGACAGTGTTAAAACATCTGGAGAGCTTGTATTCTTTTTAAATTTACAAGTGATTACAGCTCCTGTAATATCTATAGGGGTAAATATTCCATCAACATAGTTTGGGTATACCAAGTCAAGTTCAGAATAACTGCCTTGATATAAATCATATTCAATGTTTGTTACTCTGAGCGTCATTGTTATTCTCTTTCTTTGTTACTGTGCTATTTTCAAATAACCCTGTTAGCCAAGACTATTAGAAAATAAGGCAGATTGCTCTGCCTAAGTTATTATGTAAACTCTTTAGTACAACAAGTTGTATCAATAGTTAGAATAGGTGGATCACTGGTCACAAAAGAGACACCACCAATACCGTTAGTTGGTATTGTGTATCCGTATAATGGACATATATCTTTTAAAGATACAATCCACTCTTTCCAGAAGTTTTTAGATGATGATGAGTTATACCATTCAACTTCAACCTCTCCAGTTTTTTCTCGTTTTAATCCACGATCTGTTACTGTAGCATTAGCCATATTTTGTAGGGCATTAGCTCTCAGACATTTACACAATATTTCTGGGTAATTTACATCATCATCGCCTACAGCTAGAATAACTGTCTCATTGATCCGTCTCATAAGAGACTCCCCAACAGTGTTAGATGTGGGGAGAATATCTAAGACATCCTGTAGAAGAACATCTCTATCAACTGTAGCCATAGATCACCTATTAGGTAGATGAAGTCAGGCGGATGATTGAACCGGGCTTTTGGTTGAAGAATAGACGGTTAGATTCCATCATCAAACGGACACCAGCAAACTCATATTCAGAAGACCAACGATACATTGTTTGAGCTTCTTTGTTAGCGTGAGTACGAGTACGAGCAGGGGCGAAGTGGATGCCCATTACGCCAGAACCAGCTAAGAACATATAAGCTGCGTTGTCAGCAACCAGATTAGTGCCAGCAATGATTTCTGCACCGTAGTTGATGTAAACAATACCATCACGGCTGCCTTTGAACATGTCGTAGTTCCAGGCGTTGTTGGTGATATAACCAACTTCTTCAACTGCCAAGTCTTTAGCAGTCATCAGAGGACGAGCCAGACCTTCTTGCGCTTCTAAAGCCAAGCGAGAGTTAAAGAAGGTATCACCACACAACATAACCACAGTACCAGACAACTGGTTACGAGCAGCGTATTGCATTAACTCTTTCTTCTTGCCACGGATAGTAGCAATTGGATCAGCAGCAGTACCTAACAGAACATCAGTGGTAGCACCACGAGGTGCGCCTTCAATTTCAGTGTAGAAGTTGTAAGCAGTGCCGATAGCATTGGTGCCTAGGAAGTTGGTATCAGTGGTAAGCAACTGAGCTAAACCAAGTTCAGTGTGTAAATCCCAACCAGCGTCACCTTTGGTGATCAATTTACCAAGAGCGTAGGCTTCAGTTTGGAACTCATTAGCTGTACCGGGCATACGCTTACCGATGTAGTCAGAAGGAGACAACATTAACTGCCAACCCATTGAAGGGATGGAGAATGCCTTATCGTTCTCACCGTCTTGAGTGATGAAATCACCACGGTTGGTAAAGGTTTTGCTGTTAGGGATTTGAGCAGTGGTTTGAACGGTGTCGTAGGTGAAGCTACGGCTGTTATGGGTTTCAAAGAATGGGGCTACCAAGGAGGTAATTAAACCGGGCTTGACAATTACACGCTCATCTACGTAATCAGTTAGCTCAGTAAGGCCGTGGAAGTCAGAAGGTTTAGGGATATTAGCCTTGAAAATGTTGGCCTTATCTCCGTGTTGTGCGTTCTCTTGAGACATATTATTTATGTTTCCTTAATTAGATGAAAGATGGGGTTACAGAAGCAGCAGACTGTACAATCTTGATGCCTTGCTTTTCTGCTTGCACTCGGAAGGCAGCTTTCTGAGGATCAGAAGAAGCACCCCAAGCAATACCAGTTTCAACTACGGAGGCATCACCACGGAACAACACGGTAAGGTTAGTAGCAGTTGAACTTAAGGTTACATCACCATCGTTAATACCATAACCAGCACCATTACCAACAATGAATGCGATAGGAGCTTGGTCAGGAAGTACTGAGGTAAGGCCAGTGAGGGTTTGAGCTACGTAGGGTTCAAAGGCAGAAGAAGCTGCAACCCATACAACAGGAGTACCAATTACAGAGAAAACACCAGAACCTTTAACTGGAACTACTTTAGTAGCAACATCGCCAAAGTCAGCAGAGTTGTCTACACCGTAGCGAACAAGGAAATTACCAAGTGGTTTAAGAGATGCGGTCATTATTTAGATTCCTTACGGATTGATTTAACATGTTTTTGAATTTTAGAACCAAGAGACTCTTCTGCTGGTTTCTCCAGATCACCTACTTCCGCACCAAGGGCTTTGGCAAGATCTGTGGTAGTGCTTTCGGCAGCAGCTTTAGCTACGGCTACTTTAGCTTCAACCAGAGCATCAAGAGCTTTATAAATAACATCAGCTTTCTCTGAACCAACATCAAACAACAGGTCAGATACTGATTTTGATAAAGCTTCAGGTAAAGAGTAGGTTGAAACTTTATCTTCAACTTTCTTTACTTCAATGGCTTTGAGGGCAGAGGCCATGGCTTCATTTTGTGCTTTCAGCTCTGCTAGTTGTTTTAAAATATCTTCAGACATTTCGGTTTTATTTCCTTCGCTTAGTTTATTGTCATCCTCAACTACACCCTCGGAAGAGGATGACGAGGTTTTGTTTAAATCTTCAGCTTTCATAACTAAAGGTTTAAATTCTTCTTCAAGTACATCAGAGAGAATCTTCTTCTGCTCGTCTGTAAGAATGATTTCGTCTTTACTTTTGAATAGTATCGCTTCGTTCTCAAAGCTTGCTGCTCCACCTTGGCTCCAGTCGGTTATTGCTAGGTGTGCTCCTTCAAATGCAAAGGTTATGTTTTTAATGCGTTTACGCTTCATCTTCAATGTCTTCCAGCTCAGCTTTACACCCAATACTTACACCAGCCAATACACCACTCTTACGAGCATTCCAAGCTTTAACTGTGTTCCATTTCAACTGGCAGATAGGTTGTCCTTCAGGTACAAAGGTTTCTCCAATAGTGCAGTCATGAGGATTAACCCAAGCCTTAACAATAGAGAACCTATCGGTTTCATGCTTATGTGCAAAGCATGGTTTAATGTTTGGTAAATTATCCATGAAGCTCTTAACCATCAACTCTGTATCTTCACGAGATATGGTGTGGTTATGTGCATCAAATGTGTCGGGTTTGATATAGAGGAATTCTAATGAAACCATCTCCTCATCTTCAAACTGCTTCATTAATGGCAGGTGTGGAGAAGAATCTTTTGTTGTAAGCAATGACTTGATAAAAGATTTAATCTTACTCATAGTCACAGGCTCATCCTCATCTGGAGCATCTTCATAAGATGTAATAGCCACTTTATGTTTCCCAGACTCACGGTCAAGACTAACGACATTACCTTCAACTTTAAAAGAATAAGAATATAATTCCCTACCTTCACTAGTCCATTTGGCAATGTAGGCTTCACCTTTATCTAAGTCATAATCAACTAGGTAGCCAGGAAGATTATCTGTTTTGTTAGAAAGCTGTTCATAAATATCTTTATGAGACATCTTCATTATTTTTTCTGTCATTGTTAGTCTCTTTGTTTATCTATGAAGTAGTTCTGTCCAGATTCATCTGCGACAACAAACTGATCTTTATAATCTTCAACTAAGTAGAATGATTTATTGTTAGCATTAGTTGTGCTTGAGATACCACCACCTTGAGTGTTTCCTGTACCCGATGTTCCATTTCCCTCACCCGAACGACTTTGACCTTTATCTTTATAATCAAGCTTTTCAACCCACTCATCAGTGAGGCCAGCTTTAACAGATAACTGTTTGTGCTGTTCTTCAGGTAAACCTTGAACACTCTTAGTACGTTGCACAATTTTGGAGTAAGTGTCTAAATCGAGCTTCTTATATTCAGCAGGTTGGAACTCAGGAGTCTCATCCCAAGACAATTTGAACATTGGATTGTTCTTATTCATCTCAATGAATATTTTAACAATCTGATTGTCTATGATGTCTTTCTTAGCTTGGATAGAACGCTCAATGTACCTATCTTGAACAGACTCTTGTGTACTGGATAAAGCATAACTCCCTGTACCATCTTGACCTAAGATTAAGAACCCACAACCAAATGCGTTATAGATGTCTTTATTCTTCTGTACAATGATCTCAGAGCTTTTATATTGCTTACCATTACCATCAATACCCTGAAGCTTAAAATCGTTCAGATATTGGCTTGTAGAGCCTGGAATGAGGTCTGAAGACAACAACAGCATTGTAGACTGACCAGAGTGCATCTTAGCTGCGTTCTCTTGCAAGGCTTGTAGCTGCAATCTATCTTGTTCAAACTCTACGCCTGTTTGGTTAGCTCTCCACAATAGCTCAGGATCAACCCGTAAGATGGCAACACCACCAAAGTCCTTACTTACACCAACAATTTCATATTGTTCAACAAGCTTCTTTTCCTTCCAAGCAGAGTAAGCTGCAACGATTGAAGGATTACCTTCTGGATTATTGAAGGTCTTGTTAAATGAGGAGAGAAGCATTTGCTTCTTCCACATGATGGGATA